CAAACTAGAAAACAAAAACAGCAACCCTCTTAACGGATAATGCAACAGATACTTGTTGGCATTATTTTGGTCCTTGGTTTTGCTACCTACTACTTTTACAGCCAAAATCAAATACTTCAAACTAATAACGCAGTTTTAGAGGGTGCAGTAGCTACCCAAGAAGAAGCAATAAAGTCTATTCAAGCAGACTTTGAATTACAAACACAACAACTTCAAGACCTTAATGTTAAGAGTCAAAAAGCACAAAGAGAACTGAGTAGATATACGCAGTTTATACAGAACTATGAGTTAGCCTCAAAGATATTGGCTGACCCAGTTGAAATGGAAAGGAAAATAAATAATGGTACAAAACACATTATGGAAAACATCGAGCAAATCAGTGGCACTATTGATGGTCTTGATAATGGCTTGCAGTTGCAGCCTACTTCCAACTAAACAAATACAAGTAACTGCCAAGCCTATTGAGCGCAAGATAGTTCAACCTATCATGCCAAGAGAAATAGATCTTAGAGAGTTGCAGTGGATAGCTGTTACACCCGATAACTGGGAAGAGCAACTTTCTAGGATAGAAAAACAAGAGGGGGAGTTAGTATTTCTTGCTATGACCATACCTGATTACGAAGTTATGTCTTATAACATGCAAGAAATTAAACGCTATATTACTGAATTAAAAGACGTTGTCGTATATTATAGAAAAGTAACAACTAAAGATAATGAGTAAAAAACCAGAACCATATGTATACAAAGCAACCATTGAAAGAGTGGTTGATGGCGATACCATTGATGTTACCCTTGACTTAGGATTTGATGTTCGTTTGCATAAACAACGCTGCAGGTTGGCAGGCATAGACACACCTGAGTCAAGGACCCGAAATTTAGCAGAAAAAGCACTCGGCAAAAAAGCGTCAACAAGATTATCAGAATTATGCGTAGGCTCATTTTTAATACAATCGCTAGGTAAAGGTAAATATGGCAGAATACTTGCAATCCCTTTTACAGAAGATGGTAAAGATGTTTGCCAAATTCTTATTAAAGAAGGACACGCAGTTGAATACTGGGGTGGAACCAAAAAAGCAAAAGTCAGAGATGACGGAACATGGGGAGAATAATATGAATATTTCAGATGATGGATTTAACATTATAAAAAAATTTGAAGGTTGTGAATTAGAGGCTTACAAATGCGCAGCAGGAGTTTGGACAATAGGCTATGGTCATACCAAAGATGTGCAAGAAGGCGATAAATGGACTGAAGAAAAATCAGAGTTTATGTTATGGCGCGAGCTAGAAGATGAGTATGAGCATTATGTTAACAGCCTGGTAACAGTTCCTCTAAACCAATGTCAGTTCGATGCTTTGGTTTCTTGGGTGTATAACTTAGGGCCAAACAATCTTAAAAGCAGTTCAATGCTTAGAGTTTTAAACGAAGGTAAATACGATGAAGTGCCTGCGCAAATGAAGAGATGGAATAAAGCAAACGGCAAAGTTTTGGCTGGTCTTACAAGAAGAAGAGAAGCAGAAGGTTTAATGTTTGAAGGCGAGCCTTGGGATCATATATAAAATGCCCTTAACAAAACTTACATTTCAACCCGGTATCAACAAAGAGATGACTGACCTTATGGACAAAGGCGGCTGGGCTGATGGTAATTTAGTTAGGTTTAGAAAAGGTTTACCAGAAAAGATAGGTGGTTGGACTAAAAATAGTCTTAATACTTTTTTAGGAGCATGTCGAGCTATGCTTGGTTGGGTGTCTTTATCATCTACTAAGTTTTTAGGCATGGGAACTAACTTAAAATACTATGTCAAAGAGGGTGCTAACTTTAATGATATTACTCCAATTAGATTAACCACTAGCGCAGGAGACGTAACCTTTGCTAAAGTAGGAAATGGAGATGCTACTATCACTGTGAGTGATACTGCACATGGTGCTGTACAAAATGATTTTGTAACTTTTTCAGGTGCAGCTTCTCTTGGCGGTAATATTAACTCTGCGGTATTAAATCAAGAATATCAAATAGCAACAATTGTAAATGCTAATTCGTATACGATTGAAGCCAAAAATACTAGTGGCGATACAGTATTGGCTGCGGCTGGAGACAGCGGTAATGGCGGTGGATCTACAGTAGGCGCTTATCAAATCAACACTGGCCTTAATGTTTATGTACCATCAACTGGTTGGGGTGTAAGCACATGGGGATCTAGCACATGGGGTTCTGCTGCAGCGGCAAGCTTTGCTAATCAATTAAGATTGTGGTCTCATGATGCTTTTGGTGAAGATTTAATTATCAATCCTAGAGCCGGCGGTGTTTTTTACTGGGATACATCAAGCGGAACATCAGCCAGAGCAGTAAATATTACATCTTTGTCAGGAGCTAATCTTGCTCCAACCAAAGGCTTGCAAACAATTGTTAGTGACATTGATCGGCATGTTATTGTTTTGGGCGCAGATCCTATTGTAGGAAGCGCAAGAACAGGAAGCATAGATCCTTTGCTTATAGCTTTTAGTAGTCAAGAAAGTTTAACAGAATGGAATCCTACAGCCACCAATACAGCTGGAGATATAAGACTGTCTTCAGGCTCACAGATAGTTGGCGGCCTAAGAGCAAGACAAGAAATACTTATTTGGACAGATACTTCTTTATACTCCATGCAATTTATTGGTGCTCCATTTACATTTGGCGTTAACTTAATCAATGAGAATGTAGGCATGATGTCACCTAATGCTGCTGTTAATGCACCAGATGGTGTTTACTGGATGGCTCGTGATGGCTTTTATAAATACGCAGGAGCTGTTCAAAGAGTTAATTGTAGTGTGCTTAACTATGTCTTAGATGATTTAAACGTAACTCAATCTTTTAAAATATTTGCTTTCAGCAATAAAGAATTTAATGAAATAGGATGGTTCTATTGTTCTGGAAGCAGTGACGATATAGATAGATATATCACATACAATTATTTAGAAAACGTTTGGAGCATAGGAGAGTTGTCAAGAACAGCTTGGTTAGACGAAGGGATCTTTGAAAATCCATTAGCAACAGAAGGATCAGCAAACAGCAGTATCTTATACAACCACGAGACTGGCTCAGATGCAGACGGTGTACCAATGGACAATGTCTTTATTGAGTCTGGTGATATTGATATTGATGAAGGCGAACAATTTGGTTTTGTTAGTAGAATTATTCCTGACGTTAAGTTTTTTGGTTCTACTCCTACAAGTGGCCAAATAAATTATGTTTTAAAATCAAGAAATTATCCGGGCGAAAGTTTAACAACGAATTCAACCAGTGATGTTACGAGTTCTACCACACAAAATTTTGTAAGAACAAGAGCTCGTCAATTAGTATTTAGAGTCCAGTCTGATGATGATGCAGATACAGGAGTAAGAACTGGATTTAAGTGGAGACTAGGAGCCAATAGATTTGATATAAGAACTGATGGCAGAAGATAATGGCAAAGCTTCTTGATAGCAGGTTACCATTAGCGTTAAACGAAGTTGATGCAAGTTTATTCAATAGATTAGTTAGAATACTAGAAATTAATCTAGGAAAGTTTGATCCAAATTCAACACCACAGTTTAACGATAGTGAAATAAATACTCTTGCTTTTAACGCTGGAGATGTTATTTGGAATACATCTATTGGTGTGCTTCAGGTTTATGTTGGCAACAAATGGATAGATCTACACACGCCTGTAGACCCTCATGGGTTTGAAGCTAACGCACAACTAGGAGCTATTAGTATTAAAACAAATGGTGATATCACATTGACTTTATGATAAATTAAGCACATGCAAGATAAAAGCAACCTTAGAAAAATTTACGAAGCAATCAGAGGTGGAGTTGGTTCTCCCATGTCAGGTCTTGGTCCAACACAAGAATACATGCGTGACATACTTAAACCAGAAGGCTTTGATGAGCCTAAAATAGCAGCTGGCAAGAGCATTAGAGAAATGTTTGAGATAGAGTTTCAGCGTGCTAGAAGAAAAGGCGATGATGTTTTTGAATTTATGGGCAAACCTTACCACACAAAAACCAAAGAAGAGGTTGAAGGTTTTGCAACAGGAGATGCTGTTGGCCTATTGCCTGGTGGAGGTATACCACCTATGAATATTAATATTCCTGATATAAATACTGGTAAAGTTATTGACTTTGATGATCCATTTGATAAGGATGCTCAAGATGAAGCAGAAGAAGATCTAGAAGAAGTTAATAAAAAAGAAGAAGAGGATAAAGAAAAAAAATCTGACATGGAAAAAATAGGAGAAATGCTAACTCTTGTTGCAGAAGCTAATGATTTCTCTCCACTTGTAAGAGGCCAAATAATTAAAGGATCTCAAGCAAGCATACCTCAATTGCAAAGATATAACGGAGGAGGTTTAGCAAACCTTGGTCTTAATTTAGATTTTGATATTAACGATTATCTAGAAAATATTTTAGGCGTAGATACAGGAGAAGGCACAGAAGAAGACATGGCCACTGCTCTTGCTAGAGCATATGGCGCACCCTCAGAGGGCATAGGATCTTATGCTAGATCAATGGGTTACAGAGATACAAAACCTGGCGCTGGTATTAGCATTGATGCTAAAGATGTAACACCAGATGTTTATAGATTCTACCCATCTGAAGTATCTAAAATTTATTCACAAGCTAAAGGAACACCTTTCTCACCATTGGTAGCGCCTCCAAGAGAAGCTACGTTTATAGATGATCTACAGCCTAGGCGTATAGCCAGTCAATTGTATGCTAAAAATGGTACCTATGTTCAAGGCTATGCTGATGGCACGGGCGAGATGGGCGTTGAAGACTTCCCAGAAAGAGACGAATTAGTAACAGGTCCCGGTGGTGAAAGAGGCGATAAGATACCAGCTATGTTAAGTGATGGTGAGTTTGTAACTAACTCAGCAGCTGTTAGAGGCATGGGTATTGCAGCAGGAGCTAATCCTAACGATGAATACGAACAAAGATTATTTGGCGCTCGTGAAATGTACAAGATGCAAAAGTATGGAGAACAAATAGCCAAACAACTTGTATGAATCTAACCTTAGAAAAGGTAGAACCTATATCAGAAAATGGCAAACACATAGCTGATTTTCTATCAGAACACTTTTGGAAAGAACATTCCCTATCAGACAAAGGATCTCCTGAAATAGATTGGAGTAGAGCTTCAGCTCACATAAATCATTTCCTGTTTAACGGTATTGTGTATAATGTAATGGATGGTGATACAATCATTGGTAGTATTGCTGCAGGCCCTGATGACTATTGGTGGTCAGCAGAACAATACATAGGCGATGGATGGTTTTATGTTTTACCTGAATACAGAAATTTAAAAAACCAAATCCCGCCATCACATCTTTTAATAGATGCAGTAATAGATTATGCTAAAGAACAAGACAAGCCTTTAATTCTTGGCATTTTTAATCTAGAGGGTGTAGAAAGAGCTAAGAAACTTTTTGATAAGAAAGGCTTTCACCAAATAGGTGGTATGTATTATAGGAAATAAATAAAAGATGTGTCTAAGTAAAACTAAATCAGCACCTCCAGCAGAGGTTATAACAACACCTCAAACAGGTTATAGTTTTGTTTCTCCATACATGGAGGATTACTCACGCAGATTATTATCATCTTACTTTGGCGCACCCGGTGAATACGAAGGTCTTATATCTAGGCCTAGAGATATTCCCATTGAGCAAACTGCTGGGCTCACCCCTTTACAAATACAAGCCCGACAGCAAGCCGGAAGACTTGGTGAGTATCAACCTTATGTAAATGAAGCTGGTCGACTCTTCGGTAGACAGGAAAGAGCTTTAGATGAAGCTTATGGATATTTACCGGGTGCTCGTGATGCTGTTACTGGTGGCCTTGGTGCATTACAACGAGCAGAACAAACAGCCATGGGCACTACAGGAATGTACGATCCATCAATGGCTCAAAACTTTTTTAATCCATACGAAGATCAAGTTGTTCAACAAACACTAGAAGACATAGGCAGACAATCAGCTCAAGCAGACATAGGTCTTAGGGATCAGGCTGTATCAGCCGGCGCATTTGGTGGGTCTAGAGGAAGAATTACCCAAGAGGAACTTGCCCGACAAACTGGACGTGGAGCAGCAGAAGCTGTTTCTGGCATCAGAAGCGCTGGTTTTGGCCAAGCTCAAAATCAAGCACAACAAGCATTCGAACAACAGCGTGGCGCTCAACAAGGACTTGCATCTATGCAAGCAGGTATTGGCGGCCAGCAAGCACAACTAGGCCAGGCTCTTGGTGGGCTTGGACAATTAAGCGCAGGACTTGGCGGCCAGTTCGGACAGATTGGTGGTGGACTAGCGGGACTAGGTCAACAATCCCAACAACAGCTAGGCACTCAAGTAAATATGTTAAACCAACTTGGTCAACAAGGCCAAGCTACTCAGCAAGCAGCACTATCAAGACAGTTTGCTGGAGCAAATCAGCTTGCTCAAGAACCATTACAAAGATTGCTCACAGGCCAACAGCTTCTAGCTGGATCTCCAATGGGAGGTATCTCTGGAGGTACTGGCACAAGCGCATATCAACGTGGTGTCTATCAGCAACCCACAGCATTAGGACAAGCAGTCGGTGCCGCAGGAACTATTGCTACTGGACTAGGCTCTTTAGGATACACACCTTTTTCTGATGTAGATTTAAAAGAAAACATTAAAAAAATTGGTGAATTAGAGCCAGGTGTTGGCTGGTACACATGGGATTGGAACGACAAAGGTAAAGCACTAGGCGCAGAAAGTGAGCCAGCTGAAGGTGTACTAGCTCAAGAAGTTCTAGAAGTTAAACCAGATGCAGTTATTGTTCAAAATGGCTACTACGCTGTAGATTACAGCAAGGTGATGTAATGCCGGGAATAATGTCAGGCCTTGAGCCAGTAAGATTAAAAGACGGTGGCTTCCCGGATCTAACAGGCGATGGCAAAGTAACACAAGCTGACATACTTAAAGGCCGAGGTGTACCTGGCCTAGCAAACGGTGGAGACCCTAGGTTTATGAGCCGAGAAGGTTTCTTCAGCATGAGAGATGACCCTGAAAGACTTAACGCACGAGATATTACTGATCTTATCTTTGATCCAAACGATCCATTAGATTATGCAGCAGCAGGTATAGCAGCTACAGGTGTTGGATTACCAGCTGCTGCAGCCATGAAGACAGCGAACACTGGAAGAAAAGTTCTTGGTGGCATTGGGGCAACACTTGCTACTACACCTCTTGTTAGGGAAGGCATAGAGTTTATGCAAAGTCCAGTTGAATACACTAAAGGAATTTTAGATCTTGTAACATCAGCACCAGAGGCAGCTGGTTCAATGGGTGAAATAGCGCAAGCGTTAAAAGCAGATCCAAAAGGAACAGCTTCTATTATTTATGAAACTGTTTCTAAAACATCTGGCTACCCTGTTGAAAGAGCAGACGGTGGTATTATGAGAATGGTAGACGGTGGCATACTACCAGCTAGTGCAAAGACTCCGACTGGTAAAAAGAAAAAAGCTGTTATGACTGTGATGGATATGATGGATGAGATAGCAGAAAAGCTTCCTACAAAAACTAAAAAGAAAACAAAGAAAGAAAAAGATGCAGATGTAGAAGCAGAAAGAGAGATTATAGAAAATGCTTCTAGACAAAGAGAAGCAGAAGTTATAGCACAGCAAGCTAGGTTAGAAAGGGCTAGAGCCAATAGAGCCAATCAACCAACAACACCTCAACCAGTAAGACCTGAAGCACCTCAGCCAATAAGAACTCAAACCCCTGTTAGAACAGATGCGCCTGAGGTTGGGCCTCCAAGACCTGCACCAAGCCAAGGAGCTAATGTTAATAAAGCAGCAGATGATGCTTTTAAAGGATCAGGCACAGGAGCTCCGGGTAGAGCACAAAGACTTTTAGAAGGAAGCGGAAGAATTTTAGGAAAAGGTGGTAAGCTTTTAGGAAATGTAGGATTGTATGGTCTTGCTGGATATGGAGGCATGGAAATTGCAAAAAGAATGTTTGGCAGTGATGACAAAGAAAACAATGTTACAACGATACCTGAGCCAGATGGTTCTACAATAGCTAACGTTTCTACTGGTAGCAATACTAATGCTTTATTACCAGAAAATGATCCTGCTCAACAAGATCCAAACACTTTACCTAAACCTGGAACAACAACAACTACAACAAAAACTTCTTCCTCAACCAAAACAGGAGGATCAAGTTCTTCTGCACCAGCACCTGCACCATCTCCATCTCCTTCAGGAGATAAATTTGATCCAAAAGATATTGCATCATCTGACAGGTTTGCAGAAATTATGAAATACAATTTAATTACTGACAAAGGATTTAATGTAGATGACAAAGGTAATTTCGTTGGTCAAAAACCTACGTTTATTGATTACTTAAAAACTTTACCAAGCACTTACATGGATAAGGTTGGAAGAGATGAAGACTATGCTAAAAAAATGATGGCAGGTTTCTTAAACATGATGAGACCTGTTGAGGGATATGTTCCTGTTAATCCTGCTGTTGCTTTTGGCGATGCATATTTTGGTGAAGAAACAAGACAAGCTGATATGGAATCTGCTATGGCTAAAACTTTAAGATTCTTAGATAAAAATCCAGAACAAAAGGCAGCATACATGCAAACATTAAGAGCTTCTTCAGGTGTAGATCCATATAAAGACATTGATCCTAAAAAAAATAGAGAAGCTTTTGATGATTTATTTTTAAATAGATTAAGAGATTATAGAATTACTACAGATTCTCAAGCTAATGCTGATGATTTTTATTTATATGATCCAGTAGAGGGGGAAACATTTACTAGTACCTCTCTTCTTTCTTATCAAAATTCAAACCCTGCTCTTGTACCAGTTATAGTTTCAAGATTGCAATTGTTAAAAAGGAATCCGGGCTAGTGTGCTATGCCAACAGTAACATTTAAAGATGGCACGAGTGTATTCGTTCAAGATACAAAACCTGAAACATTAAAAAAAACAGAGCTAGATTACTTAGCAAACCAAAGAAAAAATACAGTGCCATTAGAAGAGATAGCTAGTGGTGTTCAGCGTGGCATTATTGGTATAGCAGAAGGATTAACCACCATACCCACTACAGTATACGATCATCTTAATGATACTGATGTAACCAACACTGTTATTAAACATTTTGAAAAAGCCAAGCCTGAAGTTAAAACAGGCCTTGGTGTAGGAGCTCAGTATGTTACGCAGTTTGGTTTGCCCGGACTAGGAGCAGCAGGAATTGTTAGTAACTTTGGCAGAGCAAACAAACTAAAGGGAGCGTTAGCTGCTGGTGTTGTAGATGGAGCAGTTAACACTGATGATGTAGAAAGTTTGACTGATGTTTTTTTTGATAGTGAATCAGATCAAGATAGGCTAGCTAGACTAAGAGGATCTGAAGCTGCTTATGAAAGACTAAAAGAAAGATTTGTTATTGCTGGAGAAGGAGCTGCTATTACTAGATTTGCTCCACCCATAATTAAAGGAGGCTTGGAAGGAGTTGGCAGGGTTGCTGAAACAGCTGTTTCTTTGCCAGTCATAAGAGATGTCGCAAGAACTGTTGCTCAAGCCGCTCAATGGACTAAAGGTAAGTTAGTTCCTGCAAAAATAAAAGATACAATAAATAATTCTAACAGAGGTATTTATAATTTTTTAAAAAGAAACTTTACCAAAGAAGGTGCATTACCGAGTCAAGCAGTGTATCAAGCACAACAAGCAGTAGCTGATAGGACAGAGGGATTGCTTGACCAAGTAGACATGGCGCATTCTCAAATAGGACAATTCTTTGAAGATGGTGTTAAAAGAGGAAAGATAAGTACAGGCCAGCAAGAATCCATAGCAAGATCTGTTAATGAATTTTTATTTCCTCTTACAAAAGTTGAGTTTGAATTACCAAATGCAACAGCATCTGAGCAAAGAAAACTAGCAAAGCAAATACAAAACAAAGCAATGAAAAATTTATTAGGATTTGAAGAGTTGCTTGATTATAAATCTTATAACTTTATAGATGAAGCTGGAGATGTTTTTGAGGGGCTTAAACTTCCTGATATATTAAATGGATCTAGAAAACTAATCGATGGTTTAACTGAAGAACTACAACAGCTTTCTAAAACTAATGAGTCTGGTTTTTCTAGCTTACTGTTACCAGAAAATTTAGCTACTGCTCTTGAAGAAAACATTGGTATGTATGGATCAAGAGTTTACAAAAGATATGTCGATGGAGCTTTTGATATTGATCCAACTTTTCAAGACAATGCAATCAAAGCAATACAAAGAGAATTTAATGGCATAAGTAAAAATGAAGCTTACGATGCTTTTCAAACACTGGCACAAAATTCTAAAAACATTGATGATTTTGATGAGCTTGTTAACACAGAAATATATACAAACAACATAAGCAAGGGTTTACTAAAAGGAAGAACATTAAATAAACTTCCAGAAGTAAGACAAGCACTAGGACAAATAACTGGTTACTTACAATCAGGATCTAAAAATATACTTGCAGAAACTAAAGCACAAAATTATTTAACAGTTAAAAAACTTTCAACAATTATTGGAAAGAACAAAGCCTATCAACAAATACTAAAAGAAAATAATAAAGAAGGTGCAATGAAGTTTCTGTTAAATCCAGAAGCTGGAGGAGGCGGAGTAAACCCAAACTTTGGAAAAGCTAGATCAGAATTTGCAAGCGACTCTGCTTTTCAAAAAGCAAAAACAAATATGGAATACATTGGCGGCAAAGAAAATGATGTTGCCACTGGTATTGCATTTACAATGCCTGGCCCTAGAGGCAACCCAATACCAATGAAACAATTTGGAGAAGGCACTGGCGCATTAAAAGGTTACTACGGAAGAAAGGATGTTGTTGATGCAATTACAGGAGCATCAAGTGATGTATTAAATATATCAGACTCTGTAGGAAAATTATTTCAAAGAGGTTTATATCAAGGATCAGACCCTAATTTTTTTGATTATGCAAAAGGCGCATATGGAATTTTTTTAGGAACTAAGTCAGCTGTGCAGTATGGTAAAACAGTTGCATCTCCAGGCACGCAATTAAGAAACATAACAAACACTCCTATGTTCTCAGCTGCTAATGGTAATCTAGGAACAACAGGAAGAATAACAGATGCTGTTCAATATTCTTTTGCAGGATTATTTGATCCAGCTACTAAGACATTACTTAAACAACCTATTGATGAAATGACAGAGCTAGGAATTATTTTAAGAGGGAAAGGAGCTACTGGCCTTGCTGAAGTAAAAGATTTATCGAAAAGTTCTTTTGATATATTAAAGTCTACAAAAAAAATACCCGGAGTTCGTTTCGCTGAAAAGGTTTACGGTATGACTGATGATGCGGCAAGGGTTCACAATTATATTATGGAGCAAGGCAAACTAACCAGAGCTCTAAACAATTCTTTTAAAGCGGGATATAAAGAACTAACCATGCCTGTAACAGCAGGAAGAAATATGTCTGAGTTTGCTGAGTTTGTTGACGGTGCCGGCAACATAAATTTAAAAACAGCAAACTTAACTGACGAACAATTAAAAAGATTTATTAATGCAGAGTCTGCTGAGATAGCAAAAAATACTGTGCCAAACTATGGAAGAGTTCCAAGCGCAATCAAAAATGTTGTTAGGTCTTCTCCATTTGGTAACTTTGTATCCTTTCCATCTGAGGTTATAAGAAATATTGTAAACATTACAGATAGAGGATTAAAAGAAATTGCTAGCACAAATCCAGAAATACAAAAAATAGGAGCAAGAAGATTAGCTGGTGCGTTTATGGTAACAGCTGTTGCACCAAAAGCATTAGAACAACTTGGTTCTAATCTTACAGGAGTTAGTCAAGAACAAATTGATGCATACAGAAGACAAGGAACTCCTTGGGATAAAACAGCTACATTAGTACCAATATCATCTGACATGAATGGATACGTTGACAGATTTCTAAACTATAGTTATTTGAATCCATATGATTTGTTAAACAGAATACCTAGAGCAGCATTAATGTCATATGCAGAGGGAACAGATAATGAAGAACAAACAAGAACCAAAGTTGCAAACGCAACTGGAGAATTTTTTAAAGAGTTTGGTTTAATGTTTGCTGAACCATCAATTGTTACTAATGCTTTACTAGAAATTAATAGCGGAAGAACAGCAACTGGAAGAGAAATATTTGACCCAGACGATCCAGCAGGAGTTAAAACAGCAAAAGGATTTATTCATTTGATTGATACAGCATTACCTACTGTCAGTCCATATGGAGTTCAGTATCAAGTGGGAACAAATAATCCACTGGATGTTTCTTTAAAACAAAAAGACACTACTCAAATTGTTAAAAGTATTATTGGTGGAGATCCAATGGGGCAAGAATTAATATCATCAAAAGGTGGGCCAATTGATGTTAAAGAAACAATGGTGCAAGCTTTTACTGGATTAAAACAAGTTAAACCTCAAATGAAAAAAACCATAGGTTTTAAAGCTTATGAAGCAAGAGATGAAATAGCAGCTATTAGTGCTAACTTTAATGATTTGCTACGATCAAAAACTCCTGTAGAAGCAGAACAATTTATTAAAGGTTATATAGAAACCAACGCTGATAGGTTTGAATCTTTGAGAGATTTATATAGATCTATTAAAGACGCTAGAATATTAGGAGTTGGTGAAAGAGATATACTCGATGCTCTTACACAAGCAAAAGTTTCATCCCCAGATTTAATTATGAAAAATTTCTTTGAGCCGTTAGAGTTAAATACAGAGCTAGCAGATGAAGCATATTTAGGTTCAAGCCAAAAAGCTCCTCTTCCTGTTCCAACCAGAGAGATACAATCTTTGGAAAGAGAAATGCAATACCAACCTGTTGAGGGTCAGTTTAATAGGCCTATTAATAGATTAAATGCTGCAGAAGTTTTAAGAGAAGAAGAGATGAAAAAAATACTAGGCACACCCTAGAATATATCAATCACCAGCTCACATCTTGGATCGTCTTTGTCTACTCCACCAAACTTATAGACCACTTCTTTTACTTGTTTGAAGTCATCGTCTTGTATGATCCCGGCTTTAACCAAAGCATCACAAGCAAACTTATCTATGACTGAACATGGATTACTTATGTCAAGTCTTCTGTTGCTTCTAGCATAGTAGGTGTATGTTAATCTAACTGGCTCAATAAATTTAGGTAAGTCTTGTATCTTTTCTACAAGATCTTCTGAGTATATTTTTTTTGCTGTAGATAAAACTCTGTAGTGTGCGTTCCTGTAGTTGTTTAAGTTCAGAATAAATTTTTTTTTCTTTGAATAGTAAACATCCAAAGGTAGTTTGATTTGCATTAAGTTGATGGCCTGGTTTCAATCCATGGCCTAATTTGTGTAATAGATGCACCATTAAATAAATTTTTAACTTTATCGCAAGTCTCCAAGATCTCTTGTGGAAACCCACTGTTTACAACTTCAATTAATTCTTTGCTAGAAAAAAAGTTTTTGCCCGGCGTGTTAAGGTTCTCGGCCACGTTAACAAATCTAATCTTGTCCTTCTCATACAAAACCATATCGTCATCCTTTTCCATGACATGAGCTGGTATCAACTCAGGTATAAAGTTATGTCTTGAACAACCCTTGGTTTGTCTGTCCTCGCTAATCTTTCTATCGTGCTGAGTGCAATGCCAGTGAGCATCTCCTTTCTCAATGTCAACCTTAGCAAACCTACAAGATCTGCAATGTATTTTAGGTGGCAATGCTCTACTTAGGTAACAGGCTTGTTGGCCTGGTGTCATATAACTTTTGATTCGGTAATCTGTTTCTGGTATGTAGTTATCTGGTGGGATCTCTGCTAGTAAAATACTTTTTGCTTTCTCTATCAAAGAATCAAAAGCATTACTATCATACTGAATTATTTCAGTATATAAGTCTGAGTTATTTTTGTTATAAACAATTGCAATGCATTGAGTAAACTTAAACAAGCCCATGTATAAATGTAACTGGGCAGCATACTCTTCTGACCACTCACAATAACTACCAAGCTTTACTAGGTTGTTGAAGCGATTGTCGTTGGCTGTCTTGAACTCTAGCAAGAATGGATCTTTGGTATCAATCCCCGGAAAGTTTTGCCCTACGCCATCGATGTGTCCTTTGACGTGGCCTCCCAGTGCCTCTGTCTCAAACTGTTTGCCATTAGAAGCAAGATCAAATATCTGAGCACCGGGAATCTTTCTAAGTTTCTTAATAAGATCATCTTCAACTACGTTGCCTAGATCAAGAAGCCTTAAAACTCTAGCAGGCATATCATCAGGCATAAGCCAGCGATAACGCATCCATAACAAACGTTGATTCGGATTACCTATCTGACTCATGCCTAAGTAAAATCTTTGACGCTTCTTTTGTTGCAGTTCAACATCGTCTAGTAAATGATTTATATCTTTCATAGATCTATATCTTCGTTTTGTTTAGTTTTAATTCCAACAACGTTCTCATACTTACCTTGCTTTTGCACAATGATTTCAGAGATTGTATCAAATGCACCACTGTTAATTAATTCAGCGGCCATCCACGGTTGACTTGGTGATCCCCACTTGGTAGTGATCTTCTTCCACTTACGCACCGCCATGTTGTGTGCAGTGGGATGGCCAAACATTAGTGGCATCTTCTTAGGAAAGAACTCATCCTTAACTGTAAAGACTACTTGACAATACTCACTGCCATTTTTGGACTTAACCACTGAGGCAAAGATATCTGTGATAGGTTTGTTTTTAGGAGGCGATGCTTTCTTTTCATCTGATAAGACAGCCTGTCTCTCAGCCTTGGTACGCCTTGCTACTTCTCTTTCCTTCTTGGTCCAGAGAACCTTTGATTGTGTTGACTCAAACACTTGGCCGCACTCAATGCATTCTTTAGCAGAGGGTGAGTTGATAGCATTACAGCTTGCACAAATCTTAGGCTTGTATCTTCCGGGAAGACTTTCGTCAGGCTCTACCTCATCTAGACAGCCATGCCTAGCTACGTTCTCACCGTAGTCAAGCAGCAAACAATTGTCTTTGTCATCATGCAATCGCATCCCACGACCACACATCTGCACATACAAGCCAATGCTTTGTGTTGGCCTTAGTAAAGCTATGCAATCTGTTCTTGGAGCGTCCCAACCTTCAGTCAGCACACCAACGTTGCACAGCGCATGGATCTTGCCATCTTCAAAGTCTCGCAGTATTTGATCTCGCTTATCGTTAGGTGTCTCACCTGTAATAAGTTCAGCTTTAATATTGTATTGCTGTAAGTACTGAGTCATCTTGGTTGCATGTAGCACTGACACGCAAAAGAAAACAGAAGCTGTTCTGCCTTTGGTGTAAGCGTTATCTATCCAGTCGTTAATAACTTCAATGATGGTTTCATCTACCATGGCTATGTCTTCTAATTCTTTTTCCCGGAAGTCTCCATTCTTAAACTTCAAACTAACTTTGCTAGCATCAATGATGGCATTGTCGTTGACAGCAAAGGCAGACAATCGGCACAGATAACCTGCTTGTATTAACTCTGGTATCGATACACTGTAGGCAAGACCTTTAAAGAAATGATCCTTACGCTTGCCATAGATATAACCCTGACCCATGCGATAGGGCGTAGCAGTACAACCCATAACTTTCATGGCCTGGCGTTCTGATAGGGTGTCAATGATTTTCTTGTATCGAGTCAAAGAACTAGGTGGCACGTTGTGTGCTTCATCAATAATCATGTAGTCAAACTTGCCAACCTTTTCTAATCTCTTGGGCGAGGCCAAGGTATCGCGACTGGCAACAAGAATTTGTGCATTGTGTTGAAAGCGTTTCATACCAGCAGCGAGTACACCCACCGGGGCATCTGGCCACACAGACTTTAGTTTGTTTTCAGCTTGGGCAACCAACTCTTTTCTATGAGCCATGATAAGAAACCTGGCCTTGGGGTTTTTGTTAAAGACTTCTTTAATGAAGTGTGAAAATATAATGGTTTTACCAGCGGCTGTTGGTAAAGCAATAAGCGTTGGATCTTCAGGCCTAGTATCAAACCAAGAGTGAAGAGCATCTATAGCGTTGCGTTGGTAGTATCTAAGCTTCAATGAATCTCTTTCTTTTGATCACGGGGTTGTATCAAAAGCTGCATTAACTCTTCATGCTCATAAGATTCGATGTTATCCATTACTACCGTGGATAGTAATTGCATAGCATCATAAGGTGTGTGTGAAAATTTAAAAGATAATTCAACACAGAATCTTGCAAGAGTAACTACAGCTGCTTTGGTATCTAGATCTTGTCTAGACCAATCATCAATGCACATATGTAAATCATGCATCACTTGTTCACAAGTTTTTTTATCTAAAGAATCTAATAAATTTTCTTTTTCTATCATTTTTTCTTTCCACATTTAATAAAGTTAGTTTAGCATCTTTCACTTTCTGGTCGATGTCAGTTGGCAAACTATCAAATGTTTTGTCCAAAGAATTTAACAAAGATTCTATTACATTAATGAGGTTGTTGGCCTCTCTTTTGTCTATTAGCATTTCTTTTCTCCAAAAAAGATGGGAATATTGTTCCCGGTTTAGTTATAATAAAAAGGCGAGGAGTAACCAAAGCAAAGTCCAGGTCATTCATAGCTTTAGTTACTCGCTCGAGGATTCTACCAACAACATCACTCTCTCCTTTTAATAGGTCGACCTGTTTCAATGTCGTGGTAGAAATCGTTTACTTATCCCAGTCAAAAGGATCTTCTTCAGCATCACCGCTAGGTGCTGGTGCTGGTGCTGGGGAAGGGGAAGACGTTGCAGACGAACCACCAGCTAAAAACTTAGCGATCACATTCTTATCTTCCCACTTCGTACCATCACCCTTGTCTCTGCCTTCTTCAATACGAAGGTTGGCATTGAAAGGGACACTCATCATGCTTTCAAGATCCTCCAAACCGAAAGCTTCCATATCAGGATCCATGCTCATGGCTTTTCTCCAGTTACGAAGCTTCCCTTTAGAGACGTTTAGTCCGTTGCCTTCAAGCATAAAGTTTTCCCAAACTTTCCTACCTGAATACTTCGGTCCCACAACTTCATAAGTTACACTCAGCATCTTATGACCTGTGGCTTTACTGTTTTTACTTTCCCATGATGCTCCTACCATTTCGTAGTCTCCAGCAGGCATAGGCCCAATTGAACCGCTGTCATCTTCGACATCAGTTAAGTTTAGATTAAATAAATCATCCGACATTTTTCTTCTCCTTCATTTTAGATTTTAAAGATTCTTTGAAAGCAGTCATGAATGCAGTGAAGTCAAGATCTAATGGGGCATTGCCCAAGTCAACTCGACTCTTAGCATCGAAGGCTGCGGTGAATTTATGAAATAACTTTCGCTTGCCATATGACACTGCTCTGGTCTTTTCATTAAACCCCTGGCCACTAGTACGAGTTGATACCTCGTAGTTAGCAAACAGGTTGAAGTCTACCCATTCCCGGATCATCGATGATACCTTCTTGTGTAGACTCATTTCCCAACGATCATAGGGCTCACGCTCAGGATCATTGAAAGTTCTAATCGCTACATGGGAGAGCAAGATAACATTCATCTTTTTCTCTAGTAACAAATCAAACATTTTAAGTATCCGCCTATATAACTCAGCGGACTCTGTGTACCCTTTACCAAAACCTAGTGACTCAATGGACTTAACTGAATGCATGTCGCAAACTTTTTGTTGCACAAGTTTCTCAGCCCAGTCAGTGGTATCAAACACCACAGTTTTGTAATCATGTTTCTCTTCATAAAGAGTTTGTAATTGTTTAACAATGTCATCGTATGACTTGCACAATGGAAAGGAAGATACATCTAAAAAGTTAGTTCCTTCCTCTGTCTTAATAAATACAGGCCTAGGTGCATTAGATGCAAAGGTGGTTTTACCTATCCCATCAGTTCCTGCTACATTTATTTTTATTGCTGGCACTTTGATGCCTGTTTCAATGGTATTCAATAGACTCACCTTGGTCTCCTAATATAATGGTTAACGTTAAGATCTTCTTGAGAACCAACGTGTTCTTCCCATATGTCTGACAATGCACTTGGTAAGTACATGCTGTTGATGTCTTTCATTTTGCTGCAGAACTGCTCAAAGCTACTGCAAGTGCTAATAACAAATTCTGAATCAGACTGGACGTCTATTAAAAAATCTCCTATCTTACTCATCGCTTACTCCTTTTAATGGATCAATGAATGTGACATAAGGTCTTTCATTGATCTTGGTTGTCAATCCTTTCTCGATGTAGTCCCAAGCCTTTGGATCTTCGTCCTGAAGTTTCTTGGTTGCACGAGAATCTTCCACATACTGTTTAGTAAACGGAAAGTTTTGTAGTTCTTTTGATAAATCATTTAAGTAGTCTTGGTCCCATGACTTGGTAACCTTGTATTGCACTCTTAAATCTTTCGGTATCAAACCTTTAAGCTGCACCCTTTTAGATCCACCAGAGTTTGATAATAGTTTAGTGACTTCAAAAACTTCAGGACATTGAGCAATGGCCTCGTCTAAAAGTTTTGATTCTTCACGCAGTTTTGACTGGCTTGATAGGTTTGCTTTTTTTAACTTTAGCAAATCTACTAGGCCATAAGCTTCATAGTTAGTTTTATCTTCCATATGTTGTCTCCAATAACAAATACAAATACCATCATAATGATTATGAAAACTTTGTCAACAATCTTCTTTACTTTTTGTATCATGTCCCTTATCATTGACTTCGATGCGCTTCAGTTCGTCTACACCCCAAGATGTTGACGTCCTCCTTTTTTTAGAAGCGCATCACCTAACAAGGAGAGAAATGGAACTAAAAGATTACATAGAGAAACGTGGCGAAGAGAGTCTTGCAAAAGAACTCAAAGTATCAGTATCAACAATTAGATCTTGGAGATACAGCACAAGACAACCGTCTGTAAACCAGGCCAAGAAATTAATCAAGATGACCGGGCATGCTCTTGATTGGGAAAGTATTTATGGTGAAATAGAAAAGAGTTAGTCTTGGAATTACATTTAAATACAAAGGGAGAGGATATCCTTGGCAACAAGAGAAAGGAGATGTTGGTTTCTTTTTACGAAAACAACTTTCATTTAATACCTTGTGGGTCCAAGACAGACGTCATACCAGATTACTTTAAAACTAGACATCCTTATGAAGAAGATGATGTCTTGCTCAAGCGTTGGGCTAAGACACCAAGAGTTAAATGGGCAGACTACATTCAAAAGCAAGCACACTTAAAAGAAATCAAGCAATGGTATTTACAGTTTCAGAACTGTAATTGGGCAGCTGTCACAGGGATTAACTTTGTGGTGCTCGATGCAGACACACAAGAGGCCTGTGAATTTTGTGAATCAGGACAGATCACAAGAACAACACTGAAACAAAAAACACCAAGAGGTGGCTATCATTATTTTTATGCTATCAATCCTGAACTAAAAATAAGAAACACCACAGGCAGACTTGATGTCAGAGGAGAGGGTGGCTATGTCATGGTCTCACCTTCGGACCACTACATGTTTGAAAGCGTGGACGGTGTTCTGCCAAACGACATGGAAGACTTGCCCATACTAACAAGTCAAGACATGAATGTGATCTATGACTTTAATAATGTAGGCAAATCAAACTCAGAATTGAAGACACCGCTATCAATGAATGGTGTTGGCAGTGGCATGAGAAATGACACGCTTGCAAGATTGGTAGGCAAGTGGATCCTCGAAGGTTGGGGTATGCGTGAGGTTATTATTAAAGCTTTGGATTGGAATCAAACCAACAACCCACCCATGAGCGTGCAAGAAGTATTGCAAACTGTAAACAGCATTTCAACTGGACACTTAAAAAGAAACCCAGAGGATGTGGCTGGTATCACGGAGTGGAAGACAAGTCAATGGCAGATACAACTAACAGACGAACTCAAAGAGATCATGGATCAAGAAGATCCTATCGAACAACAAAAGAAAGAAGACAAACCAGACAGAGATCCACTTGGACTCAAAACATTTGGCGATCCTTTTTGGGATGGCATGGACTCAGATCGCATCGAACAGTTTTGGGGCGATGCATTTGTCTTTGAACAATCAAGGGTCTTGCTCTTGGGTAAACCAAAGATTGGTAAGTCACATTGGTTAGGTGCATTTGCTGCTGCGGCCACAACAGGCACAGAGTTCATGGGCAAACAATTCAATAGACCTTTAAAGGTTATGTGGTTACAGGCAGAGATCATTCATGAGTTCTTAAAGAAAAGAATCGACATGTACTATCAACCTTTCATTCATGACAGAGAGATCTTGGATATTGGTAAGTCAAATCTTATAGCCTCTGGAAGATTAAGAAAGAACATCATGAGAGACAAAGACATAGATGAGATAGCCACAAGTATTGACTATCATAAACCTGACATTGTCATGATCGATCCAATCATCAACTTCTTTAGTGGAGAAGAAAACTCTAACTCAGAGATCCACGAGATGTTATCGCGTGTCGATAAACTAATAGAACTCTTTGGTGTTGCTGTCATCATTGCTCATCACACTGGTAAAGAAAGAGCAGACGATCTTTCGTTTATGTCAGCGCGTGGTGGTAGTGCCTTTGCTGGATGGATGGATTCAGGGGTCAAGCTGTCTGGTAAGAAACCTAACATCGATATCTTTTACGAGGCAAGGAATGCAAGAGAACCAGATCAGCACTTGGCCTACTTTGATTTTGATCGTGGCTTCTTCAGAATGGTAGATGCATCAGACTCACCAGACGAAGTAGAGATAGCAAGGGTGGTAGCAGCTGGAATGGATAGGCGCAAGTTTTATACAAGGCAAGAACTAGAACTGTTAGCAAGACAAGCATTGAAGAAAAGCGACATGGCTTCTGGAGAGAGAGCCGCAAGGTACGCAGTGTCACATGTGCAGAAGTATCTAGCAGAGAGAGTCAAGACTCACAGTGTGCCAGGTAAGAATGCATGGTATTACTTAGCAGATAACGAGATGAAGAGGCCTTGGGATGAATAATCCTTACAAGATAGAAGGTCCAGCTCTGATTAGTTTCAGTGGTGGTCGAACATCAGGCTTCATGCTATGGAATATTATCCAAGCCCATGGTGGCACACTGCCTGAAGATATATACGTTACCTTTGCCAACACAGGCAAGGAAGCCCCGGAGACACTCGACTTTGTGCATGAGATAGGGCAGAAGTGGGGCGTGAAGATACATTGGCTAGAGTTGTACTTTGGTGAAGAGCGCCCAGTCTATCGCACCAAAGAAGTTACTTATGAAACAGCAAGCAGAAATGGTGAACCCTTTGAAGCTTTGTTGGATCGCAGACAATACCTACCCAACCCTGTTACTAGATTTTGTACAAGCGAACTAAAGATCAAAGTTATGTCAAGGTTCATGCGTAAGTTACGAGGCCATAAGAATTGGTACAACGTTATTGGCTTACGCTATGACGAACCAAGAAGAGTGGCAAGTGCACTCAAGCAATATGAAGCATGGACAAATATAACCCCCATGAATGATGCCAAACATACAGTTAAAGATGTGACAGATTTTTGGGAGCAGCAAAACTTTGATTTAAATTTAACAAACTTTGGCGGTAAAACTTTGGCTGGTAACTGTGATCTCTGCTTTCTTAAAGGCAAGGATACAAAGGTTAAGCTACTGCAAGAAAGACCAGAGATGGCAGACTGGTGGATCAAACAAGAACAGAAGTTTGGCGATCATGCTGGTGCTACCTTTAGAAAGGATGGCCCCACTTACATTGACTTGCTAGATATTAGTAAAGAATCTGGATACAAGGAGCAAGATCTGTTTGATGA